CAAAAAAAGAGGCGAAAGAACATGCAAAGAAATTGTTTGCAGTGGCTTGTATAAACAACCTGAAAAAAATTGAGGTTAAATAAACCTTGCCCCCGCAAGGGGGCTAAATTCCCCAAACAATGGAAAAAGCAAAACAAGTCATCAACTGGAGCGAGTTATCTCGCTCCCTTGGTATCGAGCGAAGCTCTATACAGGCCAACAAGATGCCCAAGAAGTGGGAGCTGCCTGTTAACGAGCTGCTAATGATAGTCGAGAATTGGATTAACAACAACCAAAAAACAAACAACATGGAAACAACAACCGCAACACCGAAGCAATTGATTGAAAAAATCAACATCTGGAATCCCAAGGTGCAAGGCGAACTTGCCGAGATTACTGACCCCAAGGCATGGGCGGAGGCTCGCTGTCAGGAACTGCAATCGAAGCATGAGCCAGATGGTTATCATTACACCTACGTCTATGCCATTAACCCTGCCGAATCAACCAAGATGCCGTGGGAGGCATGGCAGACAACGGAAATAAGCAAGAGCCGGGGGATTGAATCGGTAAGGATTGGAATATATCGTTCGGTAACGAAGGCATAGCATATTCCTGATGTCAGGAAAATGGTAGAGACGCAAAATATTGCGTCTCTACGTGTTTTATGGCGTTACAGGAATTGCATCCCTGTATATTACAGGTGTTACCTCTACAGGTGTGCCAATTGGTTGAGCGCCGTTGTCGTATAATTCGAAGGTGAATTGCTCCACGCTGTCAACATAACGGGTGTGGTTGTGGTTAATCTCACTTAGATTACGGGTCCAGGCACCGGTGTGGTTGGGCAGGAATTTTCCCTCCAACAGGGCACTAAGGTAGTTGGGAAGGTTGAGGTATTCCAGGGATGCGAGCTTGTCCGGCGAATAGTCGGCAGTCTGCGAGAACCAAGGCGTTACAATGTGGATGCGTACCGTTGCCTGTGCCGACTGGTTGCGGAATCCCAACGTCTGCCACGCCAGTGGTCGGAACTCGACGAACACTGCCGGTGTCTCGAATGGGGTCTCTTCCTCTAAGAATGCAACCTGTTGATTCCACAAGTCGAAGTGGCGGAACAGGGTTATCTGGCCGTTGGACATAGTTGCACCTTCCGGTAATATGGTTACGGTGTTGTCGGTGTTGAGCACTATGCGCTTCAATGATTCGACAATGTTAAGGTATAGCTGCTTTCTCATCTCAGTATGTTGTTAATGTAGTCCTTTATGCGTTGTATAAGCTTCCGGTGATATGCTGGCGATTCTCCAATAAATTGACGCTTGGGCATAATGAAGCCTGCACCACGTCCGGCACGCAAGCCTTCGTTATGCACTCGTGCATAGACCAGCTCACTGCCAACCTCTACCTTATCACCATCAACGGTGTATTCAATGCTGCGGGCAAGGTCGCCTGTATCGCCCGTTAATATCTTGCGTGAGCGTTTTGCACCCTTAATTGGGTTGGGTACTTCCTTGCCGCCACGTGTCCATGTTGCCTTGCGTCGTTCAACTTCTTGCCACGGTTCGCATCCCCACGCTTCGGACTGGAAGTTCTCCTTGAACATCTCCACCGCTTCCGTGCCTACCACCGTGGGGAGGTCGTCTCCAAGGGCATTACGCAATTGACGGATGCGTGGGCTGATGGTGTCGCTTACAATGTCAATCTTCCACATGTTACGCTGGCTTAAGGGTCTTGATTAAGGAGTAAGCCTCGGCATAGGTCAACGCCTTGTCAACCTCAACGGCACTCTTGCCAATGGATAGGTATAACGCCTTCAGATTCGACGTTCGGAAGTTGTTCTGTTGCGCTTCCACAGTCTTGGCAATGGCATCCATGGCGTCTGTTGTCCAGTCGATGTTGTTCAGGTCGATGGCTACGGCTTGCAGTCCGTCCATTAATCCGGTATTAATTGCCGTTGCAACGGTCTTTTCGCTGGCTACCTTCGCCAGATGGGTGTCAATGGTCTCAACTATCAATCCCGGTGACTTATTGGGCACGTATGACGGCACAATGACGCTCTTGTCAATTCCGGCAACTCTCCTAGCCATGTTGACAGCCGTGGTTATCTCCTTAGGGTTGGCCAGCACACTGATGTTAGCATCCTTACTATCGTAATACGTCAGATTGAGGTACTTGCGACGGTAATTGTCGGGAACGTCCATGTATGGGTGCTTGTCGGTAATCAGTTCGCCCGTGGTGTATGGGTTGCCTTCCAATCCAACAGATGGCTGTACCGGATTGGCGGGAGCATCGTTGACCGGAGCGTTGGTAACACGCCAGTCGCACTTGCAGCCGTATAGGTTGCCGGGTTGATTCTCGGAATAGAATGGGTCGTCCTGTGGTCTTACCACTCCCACGAATGAGAGGTGCAGTTCGCGCGGGTCTGCCGAGCGTGTACGCAACCACTCAATATTGGGATATAGGTCAGCCTTAGCCCTGAATTGTTCGAATTGTCGGGCAGTTCGCGCCCTTGAAACCATAGCGTTGGATTCAACGGCCTGGTAGCGGTTATATTTTCTGAGAAGTTCCTTGGCCTTAAGTTCATACAATTTATCGTTTGTTAATGCTGCTAGTTCCTGAGTTACACGGCTTGCCTTATGTGCCGCCACACGTTGCACATTCAGGGTGTAACGTGTTGACATGTCGTAATACTTGTCTCCAATATCAGGCCTCGAAAACACTTTCTGCACCGAACGCGAATAGGAATCACCGTAATTCTGGAATAGCCTGATGTTAACCTTTTCGGTTGGATTCTCGGCAACCTCTTCGATAACCTTTTTCATTGTTTCGTTTAGGTCAACAAGATACAAGGCTTCCATGTCCATAATGTCGGCCATGATGCAACTGTGCAGGTTGCGGAAGTATAGTTCGTGTAAGTCCATTACAGGAACAGGTCTTTGATTCGTCCGAATAGCGTTCTGCGTTGTTCCAACGTGGCGAGGTTGGTGGGTGTACCAGCCACTTCTACTATTTGCCGTTCGTCCATGGCACGACGCAACTCTTCGTAGTTGTCGGGCATGGGAATGTCGAATTCTTCGTAGATGTATTCGTCTGACACCGGCACACGGTTGGCAATGCCGTTGATTACATCCCACTTGGTCTTAAGTGATGCCCAGTCTGCTTGTGGCGAACGGAACCATATCTCACCATTTGCAGTGTTGAAGCCGTATAGTTGCAGGATGTAAGAGAACTTACCATTAAGGATGTCCAGAACGTACTTGCGCGTCCGGTCGTTCTTGATGGTCTCGTTATCCTGGTGCACCGTTCCCAGCGCCTGAGTTCCTGAGCTGCCTACTTCGGTGGTGAGGGTGTTGCCCAAAATTACCTTGCTTATCTCGCTGTTACAGGCATCCTTCAAGTCCTTGTACAGGTCTCCTGCAGTTCCCTTCACAGCATCATGCAATTTGAAGTCTGCCGACTTGGGGCGCACCATCCACGAGTTGCCGCCGTAGTTCTCCATGGCTTGCTCAAGCTTCTGGCGGGTGGTATCGTCGTAATCTTCGTAACTGGCTTCCCGGAATGGCATGCCGAACAGTTCAGCGAATTGAGCCCAGTCGCCATAGTTGCCACGCTTGTAGATTACATATTGCGCAATGCTGCCCAACAATCCCAACGACTTAGCCCTACCAGCCCACAACATGGTGCGTGATAGTGGCTGTTCGCGGTACAACATATCGGCAGTGGCGCGGTTCTGTTCGAGGCTTATCCAACCGAATTCGGGGTGCACATGCTTCCGTGGTATAAGGTCGTAATCCACAACATAGATATTCTCCTCCTCGTTCCAGCCGATGTTGTTAACCTGTATAAGGGTGTAGCCCCACAGGATACTATCAATGAGGTCTTGTATCAGCAACGACATTGACGGTGAGTTGAGTAACTTAGTTATCTCTTCGTCGGGTTCGCCATCGCGCACGAACAACAGGTCGCGTGACAGGACAGCATCAACACGCTTGCCCCATGTCGATAGCAAGTGACCATCAAGCATAATGTCTTCGTAGAGGTCGTACAGGTTAGCCTTAACAGGGTTAGCCGGGTCTTCGAATGTCTTGATAGCCTTGCGCCACAGTTCAATGTCCTGCGACTTCCGCTGTACCTGCTTAACAGTGATGTTCTGTATTACTATGTTCGGGGCTTTGCCGCCCGGAGTGCGTTGTACTTTTGCCATATCTAATAATGATTATTGCGTTTGGGATTGCTGCCGTAGCGCAGATAGGTGCTGCCGCCCTTCCCGGCATCGGTCAATAGTGTAAGGTTGGGGATGTTGGCACGTCCTGCCTGTATGTCCCTCAACATCTTAATAACGTCCTCGTATCGCTTAACGCGGCTCTCGGGCATGTTAACAGGGTTGCTGATGTTGTAGCAGTTGTATAGTGCCACTTCGCGCACTATCTTAACCGTTAGTGTGTTGCGTCCTCCGCCTGTCTTAGCCCATTCCGCTGTGGTGTCGTAACGGGCATTCAGGTAGGCGTCCACCTCGGCAATGGCGTCGGTAATAGCCTGGTCAACGTTATCCTGTGCGCGGGTAAGCACAGCGAGAATCTCGCTGTACATGCCCTTCTGTAAGTCTTGTATTGTTAAGTACATAATTACTTGGTGTAATAGAGTGATACCTTCTGTAATTCGGCATAGTTGAGCAACCGCCTGTGTAGGATTCCACGCCTGACCAGCAGATTAATGCGTTCGCGGTTATAGACGCGCAACTTGTATCCAATCTGGATAACATAATAGCGGCCGCGTGTCATTTCCTTCATTCTGTCGGCATGCTTAATGGCCGACCTTAGCCTAATGGCTCTAATGAGCCTTCCGAATAGATTTTCCATAGTCGTTTAGATTCGTTTGTTGTTTTTTTTGCGCCTGCCAAAATGGACGGCGCCGTCGGTTAATGTTGCATTCTTCTGGTTGATAATACACACAGCGCCTTCAATGGCATCGGGACCCTCGGCAGGGGCTCGCATGGTCATGCTGAACAGCTCGAATTGGTCGGCAAGCCGCTTCATGTGCGGGTTTTCCCTTTCTGCCTCGTTCAGGATTAGCTTTCCCTGAATGTTCAGAGGTTCGAGATTACCCTCAATTCTTACAGGCTTATCAGGCTTCTTGCGGTCATCGCCTTTAATGGGAATTGTATAGCCGTGCTCCTTAGCCTTGTCGTTGAACAACGGTAGGAATACCTGTTGGTAGAAGGGGTCTTGAAGACTGTTGTTTTCGGTGTAGGAATAGACTTGTGTCTTGCCCTTCACGAAGGCGTGCAGATAGTAGAACCAATCCACATACTCGCTGTTCTTGCCCTTGTCGAGGTATCCGGTGATAACATAGAACTTGCCATCCAACGCTCCAACGAGGAATAAGCCCTTATTACCACCACTTCCCTTGGTTCGCTTGTTGCTGGTTGCGGGGTCTCCGTAAGCAACTAAGAAGCGGAAGCGTGACAGGTCGGGAACCTTGCCCCAAGTAAGCTCCTTGAACACCTCGCCCGAGCTGAGCGGGTTGTTGAAGTATTCCTGTTGTTGCGCCTTGGTGCTTATCTTGCTAAGGCAACGGTCAATGTGATCCTCGCTGTTCTTCTGCGGCCATGTGCTCTTGCCGTTCTTATCGCGAATGTTGATGATGTCGTGGTTGTCGGCATTCTTAGAAGCTCTGACAACACAGCAATCCTTCGCTATAATGTTACCGCACCAGATGACCAGCAACGGTTGGCTGATGGAACGTGTGGCATAGAGGGAGCCCTCCCACCAATCCCACTTTTTCTGAATAATGTCAGGGTTGCGACACTCCTCGTCGGTGTCGAAGTCGTCGGTTGCAATAACGTCCGGTCGAATCTCCTCGTTGCGTGCTCCCCGTGGTGATTGTCCCGAACCAATTGCGCGGAACGATGCACCGGCACGGATGGTGAATTCGCCATCTTCCCACGCTCCCAGCGTTACCTGGTCTCCGTAGAATGCCCTGATGCGCTTGTTGCTCTCGAAGTTAATCTTGTATGGTGTTAACAGTCGCTTGGCGTTGTCGCTGGAATTGGAAGCCATGAACACGAAGCGCTTCCGTCCGGTCAAGGTCAGGTACATCAACACGAACATAGTTATGGTTGACTTCGACAGCTCCCGTGACCAGGACAACACGTCGTAGAATTCGGGGTTGTTGATTAACCGCTTGATTGCCCGCTTCTGGAATGGTGCGAACTCAGCATAAGCGAACTTAGGAAAGAAGAACTGAATCCACTCAATGGGGTCGCGCTCCAATGCTTCGCGCTTCGCCTGCCGTTCGCTCTCTGACATCTCGTCATCGACGAAGGTGTCGTTAATGAGGCTCTTACGGTACTCGTCCCAGTCGCGTAATATCTGCTTATCTACGTGTCGCATCCTTCTTGGCTGTGCTTAATTCCTTAATGTAAGCGTCGAATAACCCTGACATCTCCTTGGCGCGGTCAACGTCGGCCTTGCGAATCCAATTAAGGAAGTTGCGGCTAACATTGAAGACATCGGATAAGCCGAGTTCCCGTTCCATCTTGTCGATGGCATCGGCCAGATTGTTAAGAATCTTAGCCTCCTCGATGGTTGCATACCTTCTATCTTCGCGGCGGCTTATAACACTGTTAATCTCCGCCACTTGCAGGTAGAGGCGTTCGAGTTGTTCGTCGCGCGTTACCGTTAGCGATGCCTTCAGTTGCTCCCAGTTGCCCTTCTGAACCCACCTGTTAATTGTCTGCCTTGATACGCCAACCTTATCGGCTATTTCTTCCTGTGTCAGGTTCTCGCGCAGGAATAAGACCTTAGCGTATTCTGACTTCTCTGTTGATGCTTTTGCCATACTATAACTTTTAAGTGCAAAATAAACTATATTACGGATAAAAAACACCGTTCAAAGAGAGTGTTTCTAGCTTGAACAGCAACACTATACGCAATTTGGGAATTTCATTGAAACACATTGTATGTTTGTGGTCACAATTGAACGCGAAAACGCATGACCACCAAAATGAAAGTATTATGTAACCGATTGGACAACGAGACCCTCGAGGTGTTCGTCTATGGCACCATTGGCCGTTGGATGAGTGTGGAC